TTCATTTTGGTTTGTGGTCATAATGAAAATGCAGTGCCTGGTTGCCGTGATTTGGTTTTTTGAGTATGGTGGGCGCCACTGGTCTGTTTTGAGTGTCAAAAAGTCCTTAAGTTCGTCAACGTCCTTCTTACTCATACCGGCCATTTCGCCGACTTCGATCACCGTTTTGCCCTGTATGCGCTGGGCGATCTCTTTGTTTTCCATACGCATTGAGATCCCCACGCTCCAGTTTTCATCAAGCGCAAGGATTTGAGCGCATGTAGATTTACGCGCCCCCTGCGGTCCAACAAGTATGATCGATATATCGGCCTTAATCGGAGTATCACTGGTTGCCCTGGCGTACAGCATCGCAAAAAGATAACGCCCGGCGGCACGGTTAAAGGCGGTATCCTCCGCATGGCAGTAATTAATAAAAAATCCTTCCGCTCTGCTCACTCCGTCCCATTTTGGCATATTGCTGTCAAGGTAAAGTTTAAGGCTGTTAAATGCGTGCTCGTGTGCGTACGCGGTGATAGCCGCCAGCACAAGGGCGGATTTTATTCCGCCGCCTGAAAATCCGATCGTTTCCAGCCTGCGGATCATTTTGATCGTGTGACGGTCATCAAGATATGGCTCCCATTGTCCGCGCTCAATTACCCACGGAAAAACATTTTCCTTTCGGGTACGCCTGAACATGATCTGATTTGTAAAAGTATCATAAGCGAACTCATAGCCAAAAAATATAGGGCTGTCAATTACAAAACTTATAGCGTTTGCGGTACACTTAAGGCGTCCGGTATTTTCGCTAAAATATTCAGGGTCCATAAGTTTTACAATGTTTGCCTTCTCCTCCCTCGGGATATCCATTGACCGGACCTCTTCCTCATCGGAACTTATCACGCGCATGGCATCGCCGCAGATCCTCAGCTGTGCTTTTTTCAGGTCCTCAGCAGTGAGATCTGAATAATCAATACCGTTTCCCGCGGTTTGCCCCGCGCTCTCATCTGGGTACTGGTCCGCGTCGGTTTCCTCATAGCCGTGCATATCCACAAGATACTGCCTGAAATCCGCGGTTGTACGTCCGGCGCAATGGGCGTGCAGGCATTTAAACCCCCCGTGTGGATATCCGTTTGATCCAGCCGGAAAATATACAGTTTGCTGCTCGCCGCTGTCTCCAGTATGCTGATCCTTCCACGGGCAGTCTATGTACATTTCACGGTTGCGGCCGTAGCTTAAAACAAGTGCGTTCATAGCCAGGAAATCGGCCACGCGGTCCGGGGCATCATAGGTTTGCCCCTTTTCCCTGGCGCGTCCGGTTATAACATCCTGCTCACCGTCGGAGTAAATCATGCTGACCTGGGCCAGAAAATCATTAAGATCGGCATAGCTTACCTCGGGAACATCCATAAACGGGTTGCCGCTCCAGCTGTAGCGGGTGCCCTTTGGATGTGTTCCGCAGCACGCGAGCTGCTGGCCGTCGGCCAGGACTTCCAGCTTATCATCATTCCCGGTCTTAATTACCGTTTTGCGGAAATTATCGGGTAGATCCGGAACCCTGATCAGGGTGGCCCAGCGTGTACCGCCGCGGGTACGCATAGGAACATCATCCCGCTGAACTTTTGCAGAAAACAGATCCCTTATCCCTTCCGCTGTCGCCGCCGTGTCACAGTCACAGTCCAGCGCGATAATTCCATTAAGGCCCGTTCTTACACAGAAACCGTTATCAGGATCCAGGCTCCACTGTTTCACCTCCTCCGCGGTGCTCACATGAGCAGTCCAACGGACAAAACCGACAACGATCCCGTTATTCTTAAGCGACGGAACCTTACCGCGTGTATTACCTTTTGCAAGCGCAGGGCTTGATTTAAGCTCCGGATTGCTTACAATAGGTAATACATTGGGTATAAGATTTGACTCCATTATACGGCGCCACTCCTCAGGTACGGCGCCGTATCTTTTTTGGCTGTTATTGCTCATTCTTTACACCCTCCCCGCATTTCACCTGGTTATATAAGTCGCTAATTTTTCTATAAAGTGTAAATCTGGGATTTTTATAGCGATCGTGATTAAAGCGCATTTTTGAGATCGTGGACCTGTGAACACCCAGGATTTCGGCCAGCTCAACATTTGTGTAGTGACCTAAATCGCGGATCTCGTTTAACATGTTTGCTATTTCCATTTCCATTATTTTGCGGCCTCCTTTGCCGCGTTACAATGGTATTTGTACCACGTCTATTAATATTACCACATCCGCGCGGAAATAAAAACCGATCGACATCAAATTTTTTGACGTGATGCACATATCGAAAATATATTTGTGCTATGATATCAATTTGAAAAAATTTATATAACAAACCGCACGGAGGCGCTATGCAGGCAAATAATTCTGACCGACCGGCCAAGAGCCGCATAGTGTCCGCATCTTTTGTAGAGCACCGCTTAAGAGTTATCCTTACACTGTACAAGGGCACATTTGCCAGCGGGTCAAACTCTACCACGGTTGACGATCTGGCCATAAGCGCGAAAATTCAAAAATTACCGGTCCCGGACTTTGGCAAAGCATCGATCGAGATCACAAATATGCCGCTCGAGGATATGGAAAAGCTAACGACTTTAGCATTTCACCCGCTCTATCAAAAGCGCAATTATGTGAACGTTTACGCAGGCGACGACGTGCACGGCTACACTGAAATATTTGCAGGCAATATCGTGCGCGCCGCGGCGGACCTTAACAGCATGCCGGACGTTAAACTTAAGATTGAGGCCCAGGTGGGATCCTGGGGGCGCATTACCGCGGACGGAGCGACCGCCGTCAGGGGTTCACAGCCAGCCGCGGATTTCATCAGGGGTCAGGTGGAGAAAGCCGGATTTACCTTTGAAAATCGCGGGGTTACCGCACAGCTGCGCAATTCAGTGTATAACGGATCACCGATCCACCAGGCTATGAAGGCGGCTAAGCAGGTAGGCGCGGAACTTATCCTGGATGACAACCGGGCAATTCTCATACCTGCGGGCGGAGCGGTGAACACTGCGGGCAATGCGATATTAATTAACAAGGATACGGGGCTGCTCAAATATCCGACTGTCACACAAAACGGCATAGAGGTAACGACGGTATTTAATCCGGCTTTACGTTTCGCCGGCATTTTCAAACTGGAGACTGAGGTCCCGAAGGCGTCAGGAACCTGGAGAATTATCAAGTTGAGCCATGATCTGAGCGCGAACAGCCCGCGGCAGGGGAAGTGGGAGAGCAAAATCACGGGATTTTATCCGCAGATGAGCGGCGCGATCGGGAGGTTTATCTAATGGCTATTGGTCAAAACGACAAACGCGGGTTACAGCGTCCCGGTACCGCTGAGAGCGATTTTAACGAGCTGCAGTATAGCATCGAGCAGTATCTCAATAATGAGGTTGAGACCGCGTGGATAGGAAGGGTTGACGGCTGCAGCACCGAGGGCAGCGGTCCGACAGGGACTGCAGATGTTACTCCTATGACTGCACAGAGTGATGCGGAGGGTCAGGCGTTGCCGATGGTGAGCGTGCCCGCTTTACCGCACACACGGCTCCAGGCGGGGAAGGTGGGGATCATAATCAATCCGGTACCCGGCGATCGCGTGGTATGCGTAAGCTGTAAAGGCGACATAAGCACAATTAATCGCGGAACCAACAGCCCGCAGCGCCCCGGGTCATTCAGGACTTTTGACCAGTCCGACAGCGTGGTCGTAGGAACCTTACACACTGACGATCCGACAACCTACATTCAGCTGGAGCAAGACGAAACGATTTATATTAAGGCACCGGGCAAAATCACGATTGAGACCGATGCGGAGGTCATAATTAAGAGCGCTGGGGATGTAACGATTGACGCACCAAAGGTTAAAATCACCGGTACGCTGGAGGTTGGATCGATAACAAGTTCCGGCGGCGTTTCGATTGATACATCGACTGTTAGCATGACCGGCGATCTCAATGTTACGGGAAATATAAGCGCCGGCGGGCACATTCACGGCAACTAGGAGCGGCATATGGCAGATGTAAAAGGACACACACTGATGCTTGATCCGGATGAGTGGGATCTAATTCTTGACGACGGCGGGCAGATCGTCGATACCGCCGGAGCTTACGGCATAGCGCAGAATGTTGCCAACGCGGTGAGGCTTTTCACCGATGATGCGTATTATTTCCGCGATCGTGGCATCCCACATTTTACGCTAGACCTCGGGAGAAAGCTCAATAAGCGCATGATCTGTGCAGAGTATGAGAGTGCCGCCGTGGGAGTTGACGGCGTGCTGAGCGCAAATTTGCTTGATGTTACCCTGGCGCATGGAGGCGTCGCAGTAACGGGCGAGCAGTTAACAGATAGAACTTTAACCGGCGATCTTGAGATCGTCACAGAGGACGGGGAGGCCGTGAATGTTACATTTTGATCCGGCTACAGGATTTTATGCCGATGATACCGAGACAGTCCGTGCGGCTGTTGCCGCTGACTGGGTGGCCGCTTTTCACAAAGACGGCCAGGTAGACCTGAACACCGATCCGGAGACTCCGGCAGGCCAGCTGATTGACAGCCAGACGGCGGCGGTAACCGAAAAAGATACGGAGCTTTTATATCTGTGCAACCAGTTTGATCCGGCTAAAAATGAGGGAATCTTCCAGGATGCGATCGCAAAAATCTATTTTTTAAGCCGCAAAGCGGCCACACCGAGTACCGCCACAATTACAGTGCGCGGGTTATCTGGCACCGTGATCCCGGTGAATGCGCAGGTTATGAGTTCAGCGGATGATACAATATGGCAGAATGTTGCCGCGTTTACGATCGGCGCGGACGGTACCGGATCGGGGGTTTTCCGGTGCACAACAGAAGGTTTGATCTCCGCCGCGGCGGGAACCCTAACACGCATAATGACCGTTGTTGCCGGTTGGGATACGGCCACAAATGAGCACGCCGCAACTGTAGGCACACTTGAAGAGAACCGCGGGCAGTTTGAGCTCCGCAGATATTCATCCGTGTCCCTAAACTCACGCGGTACCGCCGCAAGCGTGTACGCCCGCGTGATGCAGCTTGAGGGCGTGATCGGCTGCGTTGTCCGCGAAAACAAAACTAATCAGCCAAAGGTGATTGACGGCGTGACCCTAAGCCCACATAGCGTGTATGTGTGTGTTTTAGGGGGTAATGACGGTGCTATCGCTACTGCCATGTACAGGGCAGTTTCGGCCGGATGTGATACAAACGGCACGACGGATTACCTGGTAGAGGACGATACAACCGGGATCAAGGAGATGATTCATTTCCAAAGGCCGACGGATGCAGACATAACGATCCGGCTTAAGTTCCCGGATGCCGCGGGCTTTTCTGCGGATGACCTGGCGGCTATCAGGCAGGCGGTTTTCAATAACTTTTACGGTGAAGATCCTACCGAGGTTGACGGGTCCATAATGGCAAGGCCGCTAATGGGCGATACTATTTATGCCCCGCGTTTTGCGATCAGTGTGCAGAATGCCGGATATACCGATCTGCTCGATGTTGACCTCGCGAAAACCGGGGGAGCCTGGTCCGATGCGCTCCATGTAAGAATTGACGAAAATCCGGTTTTAAGTCTGGCAGACATTGTGATCGAGTAGGGGGCAAAATGAGCATACCGGGATTTTTTGATGCGTCGGATTTTGACATTTTGCGGGTGCTGCAAAGCCAGTACGCGGGCAGTCCGCGCCTTAAGTCATTGACAGTTACCTGCTGGAGTCTTCTCAATCCTGAAAGCTCAATAGGGTTGATGTATGAGCACATGATCGACCCGTGGACCGCGGACGGTACCGGCCTGGACGTGTGGGGCCGCATTGTAGCAACCGCACGGCGAATTTATGCGGCGGGTGAGAGTGTGATCCTGGACGACTACACATATCGCAAATATATTTTCGTTAAGGCGCTTTTTAACCTGACTAACTCCAGTCTTCACAGCATTAATTTTTTCTGCGGGCAGCTCATTTCCAGCGGCGTGCGGGTGCTGCACACTGATACGATGGTTTTGACTGTTCTAGTAACTGAGATCGTCGATCCGCAAGCGCTGCAGGCGTTCCTCAATCTGCGTTGGAGCCCTACGGGGGTAGGTGTAAAAATTTATTATGCGCTGGGCCCTGTTTTCGGCTTTAACGGTTCCGGCTTGCACCCGTTCAATCAGGCGCCTTTTGTGAACGGCGGCCCGCAGGATCTTGATGTCTAATCTTTTATAGGAGGCTTATATGGCTACAACTGAGCCGCAAAAATGGGCGGCAACATTAGGAAGCACGGCAGACGTGAACGCGATCCCAGCGACTACGCCGTCGGGTTCTGGCCGGGCGTCGTTCAGCGGGCTGTTCCCGCCGGTTACTCAGCTACCACTTGATCAAGGCGGCATCGCTCCGGAGCGCGGCGATTTCAACGCGCTGTTCAAATATCTGGGCGAGTACATCTACTATGCTATGCAGGGCGGCGTGTACACGTATGTGACGACGTATGACTATACTGCGGGCAATCTTGTTCTGCATGGAGGTTCGCTCTATCTGTGCATCGCGTCAAACGGCCCAGGCTCCGCAATAAAATACCCGACTGATGCGACGTACTGGCGCCAGCTTGCACTTACCAGCCAGCTCCCTATCGTGACTGTGAATAACGACACTTTGACCATCCGGCAGGATGGTGTATAACCGGGGGTAACCAGGATGCTTGAGACGGTGGATAGTTTACTCCCTAAAGTTTATAACGCGATCGCTTTTGCCGGCGGGGCGGTCGGCGGTGCGGTTGCCTTTGCTGTGGGAGGCATTGATGTGGCAGTGCAGTGGCTTTTTGCCTTTGTGGCCGTGGATTATCTGCTCGGCGTGGCCGCGGCGTGTAAAACGCACGTATGGTCCAGCTCGACCGGGTTTAAGGGCATTATCAAAAAGGCGGTTATCTTTTCAGTCGTATGCGTCGGCAACGGTTTAGATCAGGTGCTCGGTACCGGTGGAACTTTACGCAACGCGGCGATCGCAGCGTACTGTGTAAACGAGGCCGGGTCAATTCTGGAGAACCTGGGGCGGCTCGGATATACCGGGTTAATTCCGGCGAAAATAAAAAGCGCGATTAAGGCAATTAATGAGAACGGGGAGGAGGGCAAAAAATGAAGATCTGTATAGACCCAGGGCACGGCGGATATGATCCCGGCGCGGTTAACCACAATGTGGGCGTAACTGAGAAGGCCCTTGCGCTGAAAATTGCGGCACTGTTAGGCGGTGAGCTGGCGTCCCGCGGCTATGATGTATTTTTCACACGTGAGCTTGACACTTTTATCCCGCTGGGGTTTAGGACTAAGATCGCGAATAACGAAAAGGCCGATCTGTTTATCTCAATTCACCTTAATGCAGCAGCAGATCCGGCCGCGCAGGGGATTGAGACGT